CGGCTGAAGCACAACGTGGGGGCATCGTCGAGACAATCGGCGATGCTTCCTATTCGTTCCGACTTCGCAATCGCGAGATAGAGCGTTTTGAGGACAAGCATCGTGGCATCTTTGATTTGTGGGATGGCTTTTTTGGTCGTGGCACAAAGCCAACGTCTACAGAGGTCCGCGATATAATTGCGCTTGGCTTGGTTGGCGGCGGCATGAAAGACCATGAGGCTGATAAGGCTGTATCAAAGTGTGGACCTGATGACTTGATGCGCTTGTTCCATATTTCTCAAGCAATCGTTGGCGTCGCCTTTATGCCTGACGCTGGAGACGAAGACGCAAAAAAAAAGACAGCGGAAGCCGACCTGATCGACTGAACGTGCGAGGCATGATCGCGAATGGCATCGTCATTGGCTTACGTCCTGAGGAAATCCGTGATATGGTTCCCAAAGACACATGGTTAGTCTTTAAGGGTTGGAGCGATGCGCATAGCCCTAAAGAGGCTGGGTCAGAGGCTATGAGTGCAAGCGAATACGGCGAATTGGTGAGGCGAATAGATGGCAATTAGCGCAGAACAACTGAACGTGATCCTTTCCGCAAAGGATAAAGAGTTTACCCGCGCAATGGACCGCAGCCAGCAGCGTGTTGCGAGATTTGCAAAGCAATCAAATAAAAGCCTTGGCCGTGCAAGTAAGGCTTTCGGAAAGCTGAGTGGGGCAGCCGCTGCGTTCCTTCCTGCGCTTTCTGCGACGGCACTTGTGGGCGCGGTAAAGAGCGTAACTGCGAGCCTAGACGAAATAGGAAAAACTGCTGATCGAATTGGCATTACAACAGACGCACTTCAATTGCTTCGTGTGACGGCTGAAAGTGCTGGCGTCGCGCAAAGTGCGCTGGACTCAAGCATTGAAAAACTGGGCAAAGGTTTGGCTGAAGCCAAGATGGGCATTGGAACAGCAAAAGATGCTTTGAAAACTTTAAACCTAAACGCTGCGGATTTGATTAGTCTTGGCCTTGATGGTGCAATGGCTAAAATTGCCGATGAGGTAAACAAGCTGCCCTCTCCAATGGAAAAAACGGCAGTTGCAACGCAGTTGTTTGGGCGCAGCGGAGCGCCGATGCTAAACCTTTTGCGTGAAGGCGCAGACGGCATGGCGAGGATGCAAGAAGAGGCACGCGAGCTTGGTGTCGTCATCGACGAAGATTTGATCCGCAACGCCGAAGAGGCGCAAACTCAAATTGACTTAATGTCGAGGGTGATTAGCGCAAACCTAAGTTCAGCTTTGATCAACCTTGCGCCGCTTTTGACCAGCACCGCCGCGTCCATTGCCTCTCTGAGTAAAGTTGTCTCAGAATTTGGGTACAAGTCAGGCGACGAGCCTTTAAACGGAGAAGGGTTAAAGGCTTTAGCCAAGGAGTATAAGGGTCTCGAAAAGGAGCTTGGTGCGGTAAATCAAGCGCAATCATTATATGACGCAAATATTGAGCAATTCGGAGATAAAAGCGGCCAAGCTGTAGCGGCGACCACAAGATTGGCCGAGGCTGAAAATTCTTTGGCAGCCGCGATCAAAAATAAGCAAGAGAAGCAAGCGGCGGTTGAGAGTGCGCGATCTGGAATTGGAATAATAAGATCCGAGACAGAGGCGCTACGCGAACAAGCAGAAATTCAATCTATGACTGCTAAAGATGCTGAACGTGCAAGAGTTGCAAAGCAAAGAGCGGCTTATGAAGCGTCAATTCTCGCCGACCTTGAAAAAGCGTCTGGCGTTTCTTTAGCTGACTTTACCGACGATCAAATTGCCAGCGTGACAAATCTGGGCCAGTCTTACGAGGACGCCGCAATTTCGGCCAGCCTTATCCTGAAACCAATCAAAGCCGCAGGCGCTGCAACAAATAATGTGGCGGTTCAGGCCGAGACCGCTCGCGAGGCATATGTCAGGATGCTAAATGAGATGATTGACGCATCTCCGTTTCTTCAACAGCTTGGCTTTGACGCTGAAAACTTGGAAAGCACAATGAGCATGGTCGAAAACAGCATGGAAAGTGCTTTTATGAGTATGGTCGATGGCACAATGTCAGCCAAAGACGCTTTCAAGTCTATGGCGGCTGAGATCATTAAAGAACTACTCCGCGTTTTGGTTGTGCAAAAAATGGTCGGCATGATTTCTGGCGCGATTACTGGCGCGATCAGTGGCGGCGGCGTAACTAGCAGCCCACGGCCACCGCAACGCGCATCTGGCGGGCCAGTGACCGCTGGCCAAGCATACGTCACGGGCGAACATGGCCGAGAGTTATTCGTTCCCAAAACAGATGGCCGAATTTTAAGCGGTGCGCAAACGAGCAACGCATCCAGAGGCGGCGGCGATGGCGTGACTATCATCCAAAACAATACCTTCGGCAACGGCGTAAACCGTGCCGAGGTCAACGCAATGCTGCCCAAGTTGGTGCAAGCATCCAAGGCGGCGGTTCTTGACGCAAAACTGCGCGGCGGTTCATACGGCGGAGCATTTTCATAATGGCAATATCTTATCCCCTAGCACTACCCACGCACACTGGCTTTTCTGAAGTTGAACTTCGAGCCAGCAACGCGGTTGCCTATTCGCGCAGCCCATTCACGTTCGCTGGTCAGGCTTTTGCCTACTCTGGTCAGATGTGGCAGGCTAACATCACATTGCCGCCCATGCGCCGTGCTGATGCTGAACAGTGGATTGCTTGGCTTGTTTCGCTACGCGGCCAGCTTGGGACGTTTCTGCTGGGCGACAATATTAGTTGCGATCCGCGCGGCACTGCCACATCGGCAACCATTTCTGGCTCTGCTGGAGATAATAGCGTGACTGTCGCAATGTCTGGTACGCTTTTGGCTGGCGATTACTTCCAACTCGGTAGCGGTACTACCGCAACGCTTCACAAGGTTTTGCAAGATCAAGACGGCGACGGCACTTTGGAAATATGGCCTGCAATCAGGTCTAACCAATCCACATCATCGGCAACGCTTTCGAGTGCGCAGGGTGTCTTTATGTTGTCTACAAACGAGCAATCTTGGAGCATTAGCAATGCTGCGGTTTACGGCATTAGCTTTAGTGCAATGGAGAGATTATGAGCCGCACAGTACCAACCGACTTACTGATTGCACTTAGTCAGCCCGAAGTTTATCCATTTCATGCGATTGAGTTCAACTTTGACACGTCTCCATTGCGCTTTTGGACAGGCTATGGCGACCGCACAGTAAACGGCCAAACGTACACTGGAACAGGCTCGCTGTTAAGCGTCAGCGGACTCGATGAAGCAAACGATCTTTCGGCCAAAGGTGCTGCGCTTCAGCTTTCTGGAGTTCCGAATTCTCTAGTCGCGTTGGCTATTAAAGAACCTTACCAGCGCCGCAGTTGCCTTATATACTTTGGGACGACAAACACAGTTGCGCCCATAGAAGTTTTTAGTGGCTTAATGGACAAGATGACCATTGAGGATGATGGATCGTCCAGCACTATTACGCTTACGGTTGAGAGCAAGTTACTACGTCTTAACAAATCAAGCAATTGGCGCTATACAGATGCAAATCACCGATCTCGCCACAGCGACGACACTTTTTTCTCATATGTGGCTGACTTGCAGGACAGGGATATCATATGGGGCCGCGAGAGCGCTTAAACGCCTATATCAAAGCCGTCAGTAGCCGTGAGTTTGTTTGGGGACAGCATGACTGCCTAACATTTACCAACGACGCCTTTAGTGCCATGTACGGCGCTGGCTGGGCTGATGATTGGCTGGGCAGGTATATGGACGGGAAGCGAATCTTGGGTCGCAAGGAGCTAAAAGCCGAATTTGGCTTTGGCGATTTTAACAAGGCTGTTGATAGCAAGTTAATGCAGATTGACCATGTGCCGCCTCTCGGTGCGTTGGTGACAACCAAAAAGGCTCGCAAGTGGGTTACTGGTGTCGCTATGGGAATTTGCACTGGCAGCAAGGTTGCTTTCTTGGACAAGGTGGGTGTGGTACACTTGCCGATAGATGACATTGATCGGGCGTGGATTAAAAGATGAAATACAGACTCGGTGATTACACGGTAAAGAATTGGAACGATTGGGACCGTGTACCGCGTGATCCGATTTCTATCGGCACGGCTATTGCAGCTTCAATAGGCGTCACAAGCGCAATTGGCGTTGCAATCACCATTGGGGTGACTGCCATCGCCATTTCAACGGTCACGTCTTGGGCGGTTAGCGCACTTTCACCTAAGCCTGATTTTTCAGCCTTTGCGGCAGGCGGCGGTTCAGCAGGCGGGTCAGCGGGGGTTCTGGTCAATTCCAAAGAGGCGGCTGCGCCTGTTGATTTTGTTTATGGTGAGGTGCGCAAGGGTGGCGTGGTTTCATTTTACGAAACCACAGGTTCTGAGAACAAGTTTTTGCATCAAGTGATCGTTCTTGCGGGGCATGAAGTCGCAGAAATTGGCGATATTTACGTGAACGATGATGTCTTCAATGTTGCGTCTGACACAATAAGATATGAAGTTGAATTTTACTTCCCAGACACATACGTTTACAAGAAGAGAATCAGGACGCTGGTTGTCCCAGATAAGCCATCATTTCGCTATGATGTGGGGCAAGAGCTGACAGAAGCAGAGAATCAGGAACTTTTGAACAACGCTATATCATATAGCGATGAAAAAAAACTATACAGAGGGGACGAGTTTCCACCAACTATTCGGACAAAAAATTCGGGTTCTGGGGGCAGGATCGAAAGCTCTCCCTGGAATGGAAAAATACGCATCAACAAACACAATGGCGATCAAGTTGAGGCAGACAACGATTTGCTTCAAGAGACATCCGTTGGGCGTAAATTCATAGGCACGGGTGTTGCTTATGTGTATGTCCGCTATGAAGATGTC